TTACCGTTTTTTAACATTTCGCCACAGACTTTGGCACGGTTTTTGCTATGGCTCACATTTAACATCTTTTGCACAAGTTTGGCACGGTTTTTGTTATGCGTGTGCGCCCGTGAAATTGTTTCACGTGGAACACTGCCACACCGATGCACAAAATAAAATGTTTCACGTGGAACACAACACCAAGAGTTAAGAAAAGTTAAAACGAAAATAATTTGTGCGCTTATGCTTGTATGTTAGAAAAAAGTTGTATTTTTGCAGTGTGATAATAAAACAAGTGATAACAATTAAAACAAAATATATTATGAAAAGAATATTTGACGGTTTAACAAAAAAGTATAGAGAAGTTGAAGTATCAAACGAATGTTATACTGAAAATTGTGAGAAACTTTACAGGATAGAAACCAAAGGTAAAACAGGAAAGAAGTTATACCGAAACGGATATTACATTAATGACGGAAAAGAACAACCTGTTTACGGAATGGGCGGGTCTACAGGTCACGGTTGGGGTGGCAAAGTTGTAGGCTACATTCTTAAATCAGAGTTTGAACAGTTTGGAATAAAATAATATCAACCACGTACCCCAGCAATGGGGTACATAAAACATAAGATTATTAAAGATTTAGTACAACATTTCAAAAAATCTATGTTTAACAATTAAAAGTTTACTACAATGAACGAAGAAAGAAAAGCATTTGACGAGTTTTCGTTTGCCGCTTTGTCGGCTTTGGGTAGCCTTATGGCGTGTAATGAAGTTTGCCGCAACCAGCGTGCAGTAATGAAAATAAACCGCTTTCGTGCGTGGCTTATGGACTTGAAGCCGCAAGCCAACCCCGAACCGAATTTGCCGTTTGACGGCGAACCGCAAGGACAGACAGCCGAATAACAATTAACAACAAGTTTAACAATTAAAAGATTACTACAATGAAAAGTTTTGCATCTAAGTTTAACAAAACAACTTTCGGTATTGACACTACTAACTTTGCCTATATCAAGCTGGCAGATGTGTATAACAGCGCAGAGAATGGCGGCAATGATGTTACCCACCCTATCAATGGAATGTATGTGCATAAATCACAGCTGGGTGACAGTCCCGTGCTGATTGACGAAAAGGCACAGAAGTTGGTTAACCTACCGTCACACATGGCAGAAACAGTAAGAGAGATTTTGCAGGACAGCGAAGCCGTGGACGCTATCAAGGACGGGAAAGTGGGTTACACTATCTATGAGTACGAAAGCCACGGCAAAAAGTGTTATTCTATATCTTTCGTGGACTTGTAAGCACATTATTTGCTATATTTGTAGGGCTGCACCATACGGCAGCCCTATTTTATATTAACTTAAAAATATACTGATATGCCAAGGATAGGATATAGCATTAAGATTTTGAACCGCCTTAATAAGACGAAGTTAAGACAGGACGTGATTAAAGCCAAGGAAAGCAGTCCCGAATATAGGGCAGAGATACGGCGTGTCTTTCAGATGGCAAACAGGCGCATACAAAACATTGAAAGTGCTGGGCTGATGTCACCAGCGGTGGCAGCATTGAACAAAGGCGATATAACAGGGTACAGCAAGTTTTCAATGAGCGGTAAGACGTGGGAAGAACTCAAACTGGAGTACGGCAGAGCGGTGGCGTTTCTTCGCCAGCCGACCAGCACCGCCACGGGTGTACGGCAGTATAATGCCCACTTGCAAAAGGCATACGACTTGACACCTGACGAATTTAACCTGATGGCACGTGACTTGCAAGGCAAGTTAAGCAGCCTTTCAGACAGCGCATTTGTTGACAGGTATCTGATGCGATACAAGGACTTCACAGGCGAAATGGAGCAAAGCGCAGCGGATATAAGCACGCAGATTGAAAGCGAGGCAGAGAGCATCCGCAGGGCGATAGATGCGCAGATACAAAAAGAAGCTGACGAAGTGGTGCAGCGCGCATCCGAAATTGAAGAAAACTTTTTCAATACACCGTTTTTCTAATACTGACAGGATATGACAAAAGCAAGCAAAAATAAAAAGGTGGCGTTTGTCCTGCACGGTGGCATCTATAAACCTACCGACATTTGCACCGTGCTGGATATGGCAGTAAATGACAGCAACTTGATAGGAAACAACAAAGGCGAAAAGTTTTATAATGTGCCGTGTTCCTTTGACATTGAAACAACCAGCTTTTACAGGGATTTAGACGGACGTGCATACACCTACGAGCAGACGCAGCAAATGACTGATGCGCAGGGCAGGCGTGCCAAACTTGAAAAGGCAGCTATCATGTATGTGTGGCAGTTTGGTGTAAACGGGTATGTGATAATGGGGCGCACGTGGGCAGAGTTTACGCAGATGTGCAGCGACATGGAAAAACATTTGGGGCTGGGCGAGAAAAAACGTATGGTAGTGTTTGTGCATAACCTATCATACGAATTTCAGTTTATGCGAAAGTGGTTTGCATGGCAGCGTGTGTTTTCCATAGACCTACGCAAACCGATTTATGCGATAACAGCTGGAGGCATCGAATTTCGGTGCAGTTACCTGTTAAGCGGTTATTCTTTGGCAAAGCTGGGCGAGCAGCTACGCACGTACAAATGTAGCAAAATGACGGGTGATTTGGACTACACCAAGATGCGGCACGCAGGCACACCGTTGACAGATGCGGAAACAGGCTACTGTGTGAATGATGTCAAGGTGGTTATGTGCTACATACAGGAACGTATCGAAGAAAACAAAGGCATCACACATTTGCCTATCACCAAGACGGGATTTGTGCGAAAGTATTGCCGTGGGCATTGCCTACGCACAAAGAATGAGGCAGGCAAAAGCGTGCAGAACTGGGACTATGTCAATTTAATGCAGGACTTGACTATTTCGGGCATGGCAGAGTTTGACACCTTGCAGCGTGCCTTTGCTGGAGGCTTCACACACGCCAACGCAGAATATACAGACAGCATCGTAAATGACGTGGATAGTTACGACTTCACCAGCAGTTACCCGTATGTAATGGTATCTGAAAAATACCCGATGTCACACAGCGTCAAAATAGAGGTGAAAAGCAAGGCGCAGTTTGAGTTTTTGCTATCGAAGTATTGTTGTGTGTTTGACGTGGAATTTTACGATATATTTGCCGTGCAGACGCAGGACAATCCGATAAGCGTATCAAAGTGCTGGATTAAAGAAAATGCGTGCGAAAACAATGGCAGGATAGTGGGTGCGTCACGTATAGCGTTGACAATAACCGATGTGGATTTTTCGGTTTTCAAAGCGTTTTATCAATGGGCAAAGATGCGTGTCGGCACGATGTACGTGTACAGGAAAGATTATTTACCGACAGATTTTGTTAAGTCTATCCTGCACCTGTATGAAGCCAAGACAAAGCTAAAAGGCGTGGAGGGCAAAGAAGTGGAATATCTGAACAGCAAGGAAATGCTGAATAGTTGCTACGGCATGAGCGTGACAAATCCGTTACGGGAAGAGTTTACTTACAATGGTGAGTGGGATATAAACACGTTGACACCCGAACAGAAAAATGAGTTGCTGGAGAAGTACAACACCAGCAAAAACCGTTTCTTGTTTTACCCGTGGGGCATCTTTGTGACAGCATACGCACGGCGCAACCTGTTTACAGGCATACATGAGGCAAAAGGCGATTACGTGTACAGCGACACCGACAGCATAAAACTACGAAACGGCGATGCGCACAGGGACTACTTCAAACGCTACAATGATATGGCGGTGGAGAAGCTAAGATCCGCCTGCAAACATCATGGTTTGCCGTTTTCCTTATGCGAGCCGACCACTATCAAGGGCATAACAAAAACGCTGGGCGTGTGGGACTACGAGGGCAGATATGATCGTTTCAAGACGCTGGGCGCAAAACGGTATATGGTGCAGGAACGTGATGCGCTGAAAGCCGCTGGGCAGTCCTACAATTACAGCCTAACGGTGTCGGGCGTAAACAAGAAACACGCTATCCCCTACCTGTATGGTAAATATGGCGATGATGGTATCTTTGACGCTTTCACAAACTACCTACAAATACCGCCACAGGCTACGGGAAAGAACATACACACATATATAGACTACGAGATAACAGGCACACTTACGGACTACACGGGCGCAGCTGGGCAGTACAATGAGCGTACAGGTGTGCATCTTGAGCCGACAGGGTACAGCCTAAGTTTGTCTGTTATGTATCTGAATTATTTACGTGGAATTAAATTTAAGGACTGAATAATATGGCAACAAGAAAGAAAACAGAACAGCCCCGATATTACAGCCTAAGCAGCATATTGGGAAAGAACGCAGATTATAACATCATTTTCGGCGAGCGCAGCAACGGCAAAACCTACGCTGCACTTGCCTACGGTATTGAAAACTATGTCGCCACGGGCAAACAGATGGCATACATAAGGCGATGGCGAGAGGATTTGAGAGGTAAGAGAGCCGAAAGCCTGTTTGCAAACCACACGGCAAACGGCTTTATCGAAAAGGTGACAGGCGGCAAGTACAACGAAGTTTTCTATATGTCAAACAAGTGGTATTTGTCTTACTTCGATGCTGAAAAGGGAAAGCGGACCCCCGACACCGTGCCGTTTTGCTACGGCTTTTGTTTGTCAGAGCAGGAACACGAAAAAAGTAGCAGTTACCCGAATGTTACCAGCATCGTGTTTGATGAGTTTTTGACACGCAGGTATTATTTGCCCGATGAGTTTATGTTATTTATGAACCTACTTTCCACTATCATACGCCAGCGCAATGATGTCAAGGTTTTCATGCTGGGGAACACGGTAAATAAGTTTTGTCCGTACTTCACCGAAATGGGACTGAAACAGGTGGCGGTTATGGAGCAGGGCAGCATAGATATATACAAGTTTGGTGAACACGGTGCAACGGTGGCGGTGGAGTATTGTAGCAGCACAGCGCAGCACAAGGAAAGCAACAAGTATTTTTGTTTCGATAACCAAAACCTGCAAATGATAACAGGCGGTAAGTGGGAACTTGCCGTTTATCCACATTTGCCTTGCAAGTACACCCCGAAAGATGTGCTTTTCGTGTATTACATTAAATTTAATGACACGATATTGCAGGGAAACATCGTGCAGGTGGGTAGTGAATGTTTCACCTACATACACATGAAAACAACACCTATCAAAGACGAAGAAAACAGCCTTATTTATTCGCTGGAGATGAACGGCAAACCTAACTACAAACGGAAGCTATTAAGCACCGCCACGTATGTGGAGCAGCAAGTGGCACGTTTCTTTGCGATAGACAAAGTTTTCTATCAAGATAATGAGGTGGGCGAGATAGTACGAAACTATCTTATTACAAGCGCAAAAAGTAACATCGTACCCACACGATAAAATAAGACGTGCAGTTATGGCAAAAACCGTGCCACGCTGCACGTTTTTTATAAAAAATGCGCTATCTTTGCGGTAGTAATTACTTTAATTTATTTTCGTATGGACACAGGACAGATTATTGATTTGGTGTCAAGTTTGGGTTTTCCTATCGTGATGTGCGCAGCCCTGTTTTATTACATGGTGAACCAGCGTAAAGCGCACAGTGCAGAACTTGACAACCTACGTACCACGCTGGAAGAAAATACCAAGGTTTTGACCGAACTTTCAACACTTATTAAACTGATAGCTAATGAAAAGGAAAGATAACATTTACAAGATGTACCAAGCGCAGATAAAAGACAAAGACACAGCGGTAACGTCTTTTATTGCACGTGCGTTGGCACAGACACAGAGTATGTTTGTGTGGGCAGGTTTGCCCGACAGCATACCCGCAAAGGAACTGGAACGTATGTTGCAAACAGGCGGTGACGTGTTTGTAACGCAGGTGGACAACACCCTGTATGCTTTGCAGGGCGGCAAAGGTGGCGAGGTTGACGCATACGGCAGACCGACTTTATACACGGTGGCGAACCCCGCTTTGCAGCTAAACAAGACGTACAACATACAGGCTGATGGCGTACTGATAGAGAATGACCCGAACGGGGACAGCCTTTTGCCGTTGCTGGGCAAATATGCAGTTTTGTACACGGACGGGCTTATTTCGCTGAACACCGCCAGCGTGTTGACACGTATCACGATGCTGATAAGTGCATCTGATGACAAAACCAGACAGAGTGCAGATGAGTTTCTAAAAAAGATATTAGACGGTGATTTTTCTATCATAGGCGAAAACGCTTTTTTCAAGGGCGTGCAGATGCAAACAGCCCCGACCACGAACAGCGTGTATATTACACAACTTATTGAGTTGGTGCAGTATTACAGGGCAAGTATGTATAATGATTTGGGACTGAACGCAAATTATAACATGAAGCGTGAACGTCTGAATTTGGGCGAGGTGTCTATGAATGTGGACGTACTTTTGCCATACGTGGACGGTATGTTGAGAGAGCGCACAGAGGCGGCGCAGCGTATCAATGAAAAGTACGGTACGGAAATAACCGTGACGCTGGGAAGCAGCTGGGCATTGGAGCGTGAAAATTACATGGCGTTAAGCCGTGACCTATCACAGCAAATTGAAGCACCAGCGGACACGCCAGCACAGGAAACAACCGAAACGGAAGAAACGGACGGAAACGAAACCGAAACAACCGAAACGGACGGAAACGAAACTGAAACGGAAGAAACGGACGGAAACGAAACCGAAACAGACGAAAACAGGGAGGACAGACAATGACGTATAAAGAACTTTTTGGAACAGCTGGAAACGGCATCTTTGCCAGCATCTTTTTTGCGGACTATCCTACGCAGTACGCTGCAATTTTCGGTGACACGCCAGCGGCACAACTGGACACGTATGCGCTTATGAACTTCGGGCAACGCACGGTGATTGACGCAGTAACGGCAGACACCGCACACGATATTGTTTCTTCGGTGATAGCGGTTAACGTGCAGGGCTGGGAACGTGAAGCGGCGGCGATGCTTGCCGATTACGATGTACTGACACCCGTCACGGGGCAAGTTGAACGGACGGAAACCGTAACTTTGCAGGAAAGCACCGACAACACCGAAACGGGCGCAAACAAGGCGTTTAATGACACCGATTTTTCAGACAGCGACCGAAAGACAGCAAACGATGAGAGAAACCGCACAGAGAGCCGCAAAACGACCGAAACCAGCAAAGGAACGGGCGCAAGCAAATCAATTTCAAGTGAAATTGCAAAAGAATTGCAGTTAAGGCGTGATAATTGGAGAAAAAACATTATCTTTGCACTTGTAAGAGAGATAACAACGAGTATTTACGAATAACTAATTTTAATTTTTAGCAATATGGAAGTAAAACAGATTTACACGCTTATTAACAGCGTATCGGGTGAAGTGTTGGGGCGTACTGATATTGTAGCCGACGACCTTACGGGCATTGTGGATTTAGGCACGGAAGTGTTTAACCAAAATGCAGTGGATAATTACGTTAAATCACTTGTAAACCATATCGGCAAGGTGATTTTCGTAAACCGACCTTATGCAGGCAAAGTGCCGTCCGTACTTATGGATGCGTGGGAATTTGGCAGCGTGTTGGAAAAGATTTCGGCAGACGTACCCGAAGCGGAAGAAAATGACACATGGAACTTGACAGACGGTACAAGCTACGACCAAAATGTTTTCCACAAACCGACCGTCACAGCCAAGTTTTTCAACTCTAAAGTAACTTTTGAAGTCCCTGTATCTATCACAGAACGGCAGGTGAAAGAAAGTTTTTCAAGTGCTGCACAGCTGAACGGCTTTATATCTATGATTTATGCAGCCGTTGAGAAGTCTATGACTATCAAAACAGACGCTTTGGTGATGCGTACTATTAACAACATGGTGGCTGAAACCGTGTTGGCTGATGCACAGGCTTTCGGGGCAACGGCAGCAGGTGACATGACAGGTGCGAACCTTGCAAGTGCAAGCACGGCACGATGTGTGAACCTGTTAAAACTGTACAATGACAAGACAGGTGCAGACACACCGTTGACAGCTGAAAAAGCTATCACCGACCCCGACTTCATACGCTTTGCGTCTTACGTCATGGGCACGTATGCCGACCGTATGCAAAGCATTTCAACCCTGTTTAATGTGGGCAAAAAGGAACGCTTCACCCCGAAAGATATGCTGCACGTTGTACTTTTGTCCGACTTCGCAAAGGCAGCGCAAACGTACCTGTACAGCGACACTTTCAACCGTGGGGACGTACTTTTGCCACAGGCAGAAACCGTACCTTTTTGGCAGGGTAGCGGCACAGCCTACGACTTCGCCAGCACAGGCAAAATCAATGTCAAGGAAAGCAAGGGAGGCAAAGCCGTTACCGTTACGGGCGTGCTGGGTGTGATGTTTGACCGTGATGCGCTGGGCGTGTGCAACCTTGACAGACGTGTGACTACGAACTACAATGCGAAAGCAGAGTTTTTCAACAACTACTACAAGTTTGATGCAGGGTATTTTAACGATACCAACGAAAACTTTGTCGTATTCTTTGCAGCCTAAATAGGTATTTGTTTTTTAAGGTAGGGCGGTGTGGTGCAGGTGAAGCGCATTGCACCGCCTTTTTAATTTACAGCGATATGGTAACTATCAATTTTTATTCATACAACGGACACCCCAACACTATAAACAAAGTGCTGGGCAGTCCTACACAGGTGGACGGGGCGTTAAGACAGGACTTTGATATATTGCACCCTGTTTTGACGCTGAAAAAATCACCTTTGCCCGCTTTCAATTATTGCTACGTGTCTGTGCTGGGAAAGTATTATTTCGTGGATAGGGTGGAATATGTGGGAAACAACACCTACGAACTTTCGTTGAGCGTTGACGTACTGAAAACGTATGAGGATGCGATATTGGAGGCAACCGCAACCGTGCAGGAAAGCGACACGCCTTTGCCCTACATATCCAGCCGCCGAAACGTGTACGACAGGCAGCCGAACATCGAAAAGGTGGATTTCCCGAACACAGGACTATTTAATGAGAATGGCAGCATCGTAATGGTAACTATAAAAGGACGTACAAATGGCTGAACTTAATGTGATAAACAACATACCCCAAACCACGTACAGGGTTGAGGGTGACGATTTTAGCGGGTACAGGATATACGTCACACCGCTGAACGGGGCAAAGATAGTAATATCACCTGCACCGACCTACACTTATTCAGAGTATGGCGAACAAACCACATACGACTTTGATAATCTTTCAGAGGACGAAGTCTCAAACGTGTGGGAGTTTATTCCCGACCCACCCGGCACACCTGTTACTTTGAACGGACAAACCACGGGCGGCATACCGCAACCGACCGTTAACGTGACGAACAACATAGCGGACACCACGGAGATGCACACGTTTGACGGTGAAACGTGCGTGATAAACATTACAGGAAAGTACCGAGGTTATTCGTACTTTGACGCAAAAGCATCGTACACGGGTGCAGACGGGCAGCCGAAAGAAAAGCCGTTGACGGTGAACGGTGATAATGCCAGCGTGACGATAACAGATGCGGACTTTGACGCTGGAATAACCATAACAGGCGAGTACGTTCATGCGATAGAGATAGAAAACACGTTGACAAATTGCAGCGTTTCGGGACTGCAAGAAAAGTACAGACCAGGCGACACCCTGCAATTAACTATCACGGCAAACGATGGATGCGCTTTCAGTAAGACGGAAAACAGCCCTAAACTTTACGTGTCGGCATTTGCAGATGAAAAGGACATACCGTTTGTTTTCGAGGACGGTGCAAAAACCGCCACGCTGGAGCAGGCATTACAGCCACTTTCAGATGAGGGCTACGAAAGATATATTCTGATGGGCGGTGCAGTTGAAAGCACGCCGATAGCGCAAAGTTATGGAGCGATAAACGTGTATGTGGTGACAACCGATGCACTGGACGCTTTCGCTAATGACCGCTTTGCTGAAACAGAGGACAGAGGCAACTATGTTAACCGACTGAAACGTATCTTTGCCAACGTGCCGACCGCAGGGCAGACCACTATCCAGCTGGGCAACGAGCAGACCACCATACAGGCGCAGACACCTGCACAGACACGGTTAACGCTGGACTTTGGAGATATAGAGATACCAGCACCAAACGGCGATGCTACGGACTATGAAAGTGACGTGCAGTTATTCATACCGTTTCACGGCTTTGTCAGCATACCAGCCGACTACGCAGGACAGGAAGTTAACTTGACGTGCGTGCTGGATATTGTCACGGGCGAGGGTGTTGCTTTGCTTACGGCAGGTGGCGTTACCTTTGCAGCCTACGACATAGAACCGTCACAGGACGTCTTATATAGGACGGTGGCGCAGCAGGTGAACACGATAGGCGGTGACAGCTGGAGTAACAAAGTGCTTTACGGTTTAGAGCCTTATTTGTCGGTGAAGTGGTACGCCAGCAAAAACACGGGCAGAGGTGCAACCCTGTTAAGGGCAAAAATAGGGGATTTAAGCGGCTTTAATGTGCTGGACGATATAACTATCATTTCGACCCCCGAAATGCTTGCAGACGAGCAGAGAAGCATCTACACGGCTTTGCAGAACGGTGTATATGTGGAGTAACAGAAAAGGCGGCAACCCTGCACAGGGTTAACCGCCTTTTTCAATCAAAGCAAGCAAGTATTAAAACGGTGGGATAGGATATTTGTCACACCACGCATTAAACTCTTTATCCAAGTGTTTTGCCGACACGAAGTTTTCAAGACGCTGCACCTGCAATTTAAGGAAAGCCACGTCACCACCCAAGACGTTTTCTTTCATGGTGTGTGTTTCTTCAATAGTTTTAGCCACGCTTATGGCAGTCCCTAAACTTTCGGAGATGCTTTGCAGGTTATTAGAAAACTTACTTTCACCAGCCAAAAAATCCACGTGTGAACGTGTTTGAGTTAACAGCGTTTCAAACGCTTTGAATAAATCTACATTCTGTTTCATATTCTTTGCAGTTTTAAGGGTTATTGTTTTTTCGGGAACTTGATGTTTCCACCGTGATAAATATACGTGGTGTCAACGGTTATTACGGTGGCTTTGCCACTACTAAGCGTTTCATGGTGTACGTTGCACGACTGAAAAACGCCAGCCATAAACATGAGCGCAAACCACACGACAAAGATAGCGACAACCATAGCGAACTCTTTTAGAGCCTGCAATGGATTTTCTTTAATGTACTTGACAAAATCTTTCATACTTGTAAACATTTAATTACACATTTAGTTATCAATCACGATGCAAATATAGTGCTTTTCTTTCAGAAAGTACAGGTGTGTGCGTTAATTAGAGTTAAAAGATTTTTTGCGTTTTGCCCTACAAAAACCGTGCCAAAGATTTTTTCAGTTTTATGATTTTTTAACATTATGTTCCACGTGAAACAATTTACCACAACAAGACACACAGAAACGGCACACGTGTTCCACGTGAAACATTTCGTTAAAGTGTGTTAACACGTTTCCATAGCAAAAAGCGTGCCAAACTTGACGTATAAATG